CAACATTCACACCCATATCGGTCTTGTCCAAACCTAATTGTGTTTGTACTGCCAAGTACCGCACCCGGTACAAGTCTCTGCAGCAGGTACGTCGCAGACAGTGCCAAGCAGGATGTTACTCACCGAGTTGGCAAAAAGCAACAATAGACTTGGCATAAGAACTGCACCGAAAGAGGTATACCTGGCACGGTGCACCAATGAAGCTGCACACCTGGCGTCTCGGTGTCTGAACAAGACTGGCGCTGGCTTCCAAGGCGGCGCATTCCGGATCCAAGCACCGCCCAGTGTTCCAGCACCTCCCATAAACTTGGCAGCGTGCTGTACTGCAGCCCCAGCAAAGGCGGGATTAAGAAAAGGCGGGACACAAGTGCAGTGTCAGCAGTCTTTATTCCAACTATTTTTTTCTCCGCTTGGTGGAAGAGGAGGAGGTTCCGCCGCCGTTTCTGGAAGCAGGAAGGGACCGTTTACGGTTTGAAATTCGCGCGTGCTGGTAGAGGAACTTCCGTCCAAGTGAGAATTGGTCCAGATCAGCTGTCAGTCTTTCAGTCAGGTCAATGTTCCAGAATATCCGTCCTTTGTAGGGATCAGGCTTAGTGACTTCCACATTGTCAGGGCATTTTGTAGCAAGGGATTCTATAAATCTGTACTTATCAGCAAGGCTACCATCATTGGGGGGTCCCAGAGTCAAGTTCCAGTTATCCAGTATAGATGGGTCCATCCCATGCAGGTATGCTAGCACCTCAGTAGAAAGGTTGATCTTAACCAGTTGGAAAATAAATTCAAGCTCAAATTCTTCAACATGTCGAGTATATTGCTTGTAGTTTGAGGCGGTGTAATCATTTTCATCCTGTGTAGCAATGCTGATGGAGAAATGGGTCCCACGAGTGTTGTCCAGCACGGTCACGAACAAATCATTATTCCACAGAATGCCATTGTTTTGTCCTTGTGCCCTCTCAAGCCAGTATGGACGGTTGAACAGTACAGCATCAGATGACACTAGTGACCCTGACGGAGTCCCTGAGTATGTAGCTAGTGCCAGTGTGCTCTGTGCCTGTCCATCCTTGCCCTTCTTGTATAATGACTCCGGCACAGTCTCACCCTGAACACCTGCACGGTTAAAGAAGTGCCTGCTGTATAATCTCGCCTGCCTAGCATAGAAGAAGCATGAGTTGCCGTGGGTTTCCTTGGACATTCCTAAATAATCGGGGTACTTACAGATAGAGTCAACTACCTCGAGGGGAACCTCTGACTTGTTTTCCTGCAACACTCGGAAGTCTAAGTTGCCATAACCTATGTCCCCCATGTCACCATCCTCAATCATCCCAGACATCCGCTGAATAGGTGGACAGTCACCCTTCTTAACCACCTGATTGCTGCAGGTAAGTGCTCTACTCCAGTGCTCACCCTGTGCAGGTACACAACCGACAATAAACATCTGAGTCTGCTTCGGATCAAGGCCTACATTTTGTCTATTGTCCGTGCCCGGAGCAGATGGATACTTTCCAGGGTTCTCCACATCCTCTAGCCTGTTATATAGGGGATGCCCAGTAATCCCTATTCCCAGAGGTTGGCCACGAGCTATCTCCACTCCCCGTATACACCATGCAAGCCGTTGCTTCTCAGGGTCGTAAACCGACTTCTCACCAAATGCAAACCGGTTAGGGTCCGGTAATTTACAACGGAACACCCTGTATTGATTAGGACTGACCTTAGGAACAGTAACAGTATCCCCATCCAGTATAGGATAATATGGATTACCAACAGTTAATAACCTGTCACTACTAGCATAGTAATATATGTCTGTTCGTGTAGTAAATTCATCTGTAGACAGTATGCGCTGCACCGGGGCCGGGGGCAGGTACAACTTCTGGTTATTAGGCAGCCAGTACGCCATCTGAAAAATAGATATGCCTGCTGTTACGCCTGCGTCTGGACAATGACGGGTGTAGATAATAGTCCGTCCCATTATAGCCCCTATATATGACATGGGGACGAGCACTGTCCCTACTGGGAACCAGCTCTGCAGAAGCCTCAGGATCCATTACAGACCCACCCTCCTGCACGTACACAGCAGTTTCAGGATACCACGACCGGCGGAATGGCATGCTTATTTGCTTAGAGCTACGGCGTGTTCCCCACACCAGGTGGCCGTGAAAATCATAACTAGCATCATCCTCAAGAAGCCCGTCCATGGATCCATGACTCCAAGAACTGAGGGTGATATTGTCAAAAGAACCCTCCATAGAGTCCTCCACTATTATACCTGCATCCTCACCCAAAGGGGCAGCTGAGGTATAGGTGCTGAGTTCTATACTCTCCTCTGGGACAACAGAAATGCTAGAAATGTCCTTATAAAAGTATGCCTTAGGGCCTATTGCCATACCGCTGCGTGTGTGCAGGGATGTCTTTTGTCCCAGACGACCAATACGGACACGGCCACCCTGCTCAGTACCAAAGAGATGACCAAGCCTGGTAATGCCTGTGTAATCTGGATTAGCGGCCTGCATGCTACATTCAGGAAAAAGGATACTATCCTCAGCTTCAAAGGCAGGATTTATATACGTGGGACCCATAGCCCTCCTAGGTGACCATAACTCACCAAGACTGCTTTCTCTATATTCATAATACCTCCGGGAAGGCAACCGAGAAGGGAGGGGCTTGGTTCGTGGTGTGCTGGTCCTACCTCCAAAGGAGGTCTCCTCCACAATACTTAAATCTAGGGTATCACTGCTAGTAAAGGGCATAAGCTCTATGCTGTCCCCACCTATCGTCCTCCCCCCACTACCGCTGTAAACAACAATATTGTCCATACCTGTGGCCTCGCCTACAGTTGAACCAGTAGAGGAGAAGCTGTGAAAGGCAGGATTATGGAAGGTTGTCTTGCTAGCTCTCCACCGAGTCCTGACGGCTGGGGATGGTTCAGGAGCTACCTCTAATATGGCTGCATCCCCTGAGCCTGATGTGTTAATTGTGGTTGTTGGTGTGTTGGAGGGACCGTCAGGAGGTACAGGGTGGATCTCAGCAATGACCTCCACCTCGGGTACATTAATAGAGGTGTCAGTGGGAGTAGGCACACTGGCGACATCAATCACCGAAGGATCAGTAGGCCTAATGGCATCCACAGGAAACAGGTCCTGGGGACCAACAGTTTCTAAGGGCACATTAGGTCGAGGAACTGGTCTTGCACCCACGGAAATACCAGGTGTCTCGCCGACCGGTACATACCCTGTTGCACCACCACTTCCCCTACCTGTACCAATACCAAGGCCACCGAGGAATACAGCCGCCCCGCCATATTGAAGAATCTTATCAGCTGTGGTTGTGCCTTCAACTTTATTAACTACATCAGGCGGACATGTGCCTGCCTGCTTACATGTTTGATATATGTGAGTGGCCGAGTCACGAGGGACTCGTGTATGTCGCTTTCTCCTTCTAGACATGCTAATATTAGTAGGTTAGTACTGTGTAAAGGAAAAACTTTATTGCAGTGTGCGTTAGTATGTTATGCGAGGGGGGGGGGCATCAGACAGACGCCATGCTGCACTGTTCAACTGTCATACCAGCAGGGATCTTAACAGTACATAGGAATCTGTCCATCTGCGCTGAGTCCTCACACATCACCAGAATGCGTGACCGTCCAATCCTATTACTTCCTACTGAAGGAACCCACTGCCATGTGGTGCTGATGTAGGAAAACAGGCTGTGATGCCAGGATTTAAGTCTAAATCGCAAGCACTTAACCTGATTTGATGATCCTTTGATGATCAAAAGGCAGGCAGTCCGAGGGTCGCGGCAATGTCCGCGTGAAGGCCGAGAAGGCGGTTCTCCCAGTGCTTGCTGTCCGCTTCCAGTCTGCGGAGAAGGTCTCCCAGGAGTGCACTCTGCCACGAGAGTGGGGGCCGGTCTGGGTGTCCTAGGAGGGCTGCTCTCCGCGTCCACCTGTAACCGGGTAGAGTCGTACCGAGATAGGTCTGGCGGGGCGGGGGTAAGACGACTGCCTGGGGAGTCCGAGTCCTCCACTGGGTCTCCAGGTGGTTCTTGGTACAGCTTCAGGTCGTCCAGCAAGGCCCCTACGCCGTCCACGTCCTCCTCCCCCTCCTGAACTGGGGGTCTCCTCCTTTCGGGTGCACGCTCTCCGCGGTCTCTTAGGCCTCTGGGCAGTCGTCTCTGGGGACGGGGTTCGTGCCCCCCTCTCCCCTCGTCTTCGTCGTCGCTGCTGGTTTCCCCCGGTGGTTTTGTCCTGTAGGGAGACGCGGGGTATTTGACTCGCCCGTCTTGGCGGCGCCTTAGCTTCCTCCTCCTCCTCGACTCTTCGTAGCTTGGCGGGGGACGGTAGATGGGGGGAGATAGAGACCTGGGCGTCGGTGTTGGCCCCTGGTAGTACCTCCTCGTCTCGCGGCGTGCGCCGTCTGGATAGTCTCCTCTTCCCTCTCGTAGTAATATCTGGTTGCTGCTGCTGTTCCGAAGCGGTATGGGCAGTCCTGTGGTGGTATTCCCGTGAAGGCGTACCGGATCCCCTCTAGGAAATCCGGTCTGCGGTGTAGAGCTGGTGACAGGAATAAGAAGGGAATGTGTCTCTAGTCCATCATGTACTTCCCAAGTTCCTGTTAATGAGTACCTCTTTGCTTCCTCTTTGAACCGCACATAGTACTCCTTATCCCCAGACTTATTAAAATATATGCCATTAATGTCCGTATGGGAGGTTGTTCTGCTCCAATTGCCATTTGGATCAGCAAAGTATATCTTCCCCCACTTTGTATATGTCATCATATTAGTCTTGTCACCATCAAATATAACCTCCACAATGGTGCCGTCTTTCTTGAAGGTGCCGGATGGACCTGCCATATACATTTCCCTGCTGGTCTGGCTTAGTGTCCATGCTTCCCTAGCATATGGTGTCTCTGCAAGACTTTGCAACAGCAAATGCATTTCAATAGCATTCTTGGCATTCTGCTGGGTCACTGAAAGAGGGGGCACGGCCTGCAGTCCTATTTTGTTATGTCCATGCTGGCGTGCTGCATGTAACAAGACTTGCTCTTTCCTCAACAAGCCCCAATGTTTAAGCTGGGCCTCCAGTGTCTCCTCCCCATCCTCATACATGCACATCAGTTCCTCTTGCACAGCAGCTAAACGGCTGTGTATGCTCTCCATTGTCCTTGGGGTCACCCTCGTCCTCGCTTAGATCTAGTGGCTTCTGTAACTTTTCGAAAAACGCCTTCCAATGTCTATTAGAGAAGGAATACTCTGGGTTACCGGCAGTGTCTATAGGCATAGGTTCCTTTAAGTGAAAGACTTGTATTCTGCTATGAAGGTAGCGCCACCTATCATTCAAGTGCACATCCTCATTTGTTGTGACAAGCATGGGGGGGCATTTTACCTGCACAGGTGTTCTATACTTGCAATCAATTGATAATGGATTTCCATCCATGGCATTCCTCATATATGTATCTACATAGTCCCATGTGGCCCTTGTGGCATCATCTAAAAGCACTACCTTTGCCTCAGCCAGTGGCTGCATCCAGAAATGGCTTTTGCTATTGGCAAATGATATAACTCGCCCTCTCAAAAACTTAATAAGGCTCATAGTAAACAGACTCTTCCCTGTATTTGGAGGGCCGTAAAATACCAGACAATTTTTCTTTGGAATCCCCCGCAACCAACTCTTCATAGCAGATAGAAATCTTATCACTTCCACCCCTTCGGACGCGAGATATAGGGAAATAGGTGTCCAAGTGCCCTCCTCAGGTTCCTCTCTACAGCACTTCCATACCCACTGTGACATACTCATAGCCTTCATCTCCGCCCGTTTATAATGCCTCACCATTGTAGCACAGTCCCTCACATGTTTAGCTTGTGCATTGGAAGCCAGCCAGGCATTCGCATTAGGGCTCTCAGTGGCTGTTCTAGCATATTCAAATGCTATTTGGGATTCGTCCTCATAGTTATTGTCATATGCCCACTGCACCATTTCTGAAAGGTCAAATTTAGTCTCTTCCATTGCACAGGTAATCATGGTCTGTCTCTTGATCCACTCAGGCGCCTCTCCGTGTGTGAATGTCCCACTATACATGCTGCTCTTATACCAGTATAGAGCTGCAGGCACACTTTGGACCTTGGGGGGATCACACAGGCAGAGTAGCGGATCTGAGTGGAACATGCCGCACATTTGTTTTCTTACTGTCTCCCTGCTTTTACTGCATTTAAAGCGAACAGTTAGTAAAGCAACTGTGGCTGCCGCTGTAGGGCGGCTTTGCATAAACACATACTCACAAATTCCCTGTAGTGTTGTCCGCGCCGCATTTAGGATGGGCTCACTCAAGGAGTACAATGCGATAACCCAATCTGGATTGCAGGTTTTATCGCTCTTGTACTCCCGTGTAAGCTCTTTGTATGACACCCCATAAGCTTCCTTGAAGACAGCAAGCAACCTCGCCACCCTATTATGGCTTTGAAGCAGATTCAGATTAAGCAGCCGCCCCGCATCGCATACATCCACAGCTGAGTCCCCTACTACCTGAAACCCCGAAGAAGTATCTGTAGTCTCATTCCCAAGACTCCCGTTGCCGCTATCCTCTGGGGTCTCAAACAACCGTCTGCTAGGTTTCTTTTTTTTGGGGGTAATAGAGATAGCCCTCAGCCGTGGTGAGAGATCCCCACCTGCCTCTGGACTGGGAATGTACTTTCGCTTTAGAGCTTGTATCTGTGTCCTAGTCTCCTCCTTTTCCTGGGTATGGAACAACTCTAGGGAATTGCCCTGTGTTTGTGTTCCGTCATCGAACATGTCCGCAATAGATTCAAAGGACTCATTTGGCTCCTCATCACTAGACCCGTCACTACAAATAGCTTCTCTATCAAACCAGCCACTGCAACCTTCGCCAGTACCTTCTTCAAGATCTTCCATTCTTCTGGTTACACCGCGGACAGATCACTCTTAGCCCGTCAAGCAGTAGATGTTCTAGCCCACGGATCTGGTGTGCTTGTGCCGCGCACGTCAGCCGAATTGTCTTATTACACTCAGGACACTCAATGAGTACCTGGTACAAGGTGTATTGTTCCGGTGGCGGAGCCGCCTCTGTTGGCTCTTTTAATTCGTCCTCGTCGAGAACTTCGTGACAATACAGGCTGACCGAGTCAGGAGTTTCGCCGGTGAGACAGCGCGTGGTGTCAGGTCCTATCATTTTACACGGGTTTGCAAATTCTGCACCGTGCCCTCCACTGGCCCCTGACTTTGGCAAAGGATTCCCCTCTTTCTGCACACTCTAGCTTTTCTGTCACTGACAGTATCTTCATGCACACGCGACACCGTGCTTTCAGTCCGTGGAGTGTAAGATTTTCGTCCCGCAGAACATCTGCTAATGGTCGCGAATTCTGATGGTGCAGAAACAGGTCTAGGGATGCACAGACACGAGCACAGGCTGTGCAGATTCCATGGGCACACCTTCCTCTCCAAACAAGGTTAAAAGCACTAAAGTCAAATGCAGTTAATTCCTCCTGGGTAAGAAACCTCGAGCAGAATGTGCACGGCAGCAGGAGGTCCTCCCGAGGAATTCCCAGCCGCTCCACAAAGGAGTGCACGGTCCTATCCATCCGGCTACCGCAGTAACAAATCCATAGCCAATGGGGTCTTCTTATATATGTTTGTACGATACCGGTGCAGTGGAAAAAAGTATGGAGAGGAGATTGTTGC